ATGCCATTTCTAACTTTGACATTAGCCTTCCTACTCCTATTATGGCCGGGGTCCGTACTCCACAGAAACAATTTAGCTCTTGCGTTCTAATCGAAACCGACGACAGTCTAGACAGTATTAATGCCACTGCCAGCAGTATTGTCAAGTATGTAAGTCAGAAGGCCGGTATCGGCATCGGCGCAGGCCGTATTCGTGCTTTGGGTAGTCCTATCCGCAGCGGCGATGCATATCACACTGGCGTTATCCCTTTCTACAAACATTTCCAAACTGCCACTCGTAGTTGCAGTCAAGGTGGCGTCCGCAATGGTGCTGCAACATTGTACTACCCAATTTGGCACCTCGAAGTTGAAGACCTACTGGTTCTAAAGAATAACAAGGGCACTGAAGATAACCGTGTTCGTCACATGGACTATGGCGTACAGTTTAACAAGCTGATGTACGAGCGTTTAATCACTGGCGGTGACATTACTTTGTTTAGTCCACATGATGTTCCGGAAATGTACGAGGCATTCTTCAATGACCAAGACCGTTTTAAAGAACTCTACGAACGTGCCGAGCGCAACACCAAGTTACGTAAGAAGTCTCTTCCTGCAATCGAGTTGTTCACTAGATTCATGCAGGAACGCAAGGACACAGGCCGCATTTACCTAATGAACGTGGACCATGCTAACACTCATAGTCCGTTTAAGGAAAAGCTACATCCTATCAAGATGAGCAACTTGTGTACAGAAATTGATTTGCCTACCAAGCCACTCAATGATATCAACGACGAACTAGGTCGTATCGCTCTCTGCACACTATCTGCACAAAACTGGGGCAACGTCAAGAGTCCTAAAGACTTTGAGCGTATGTGTACCTTAAGCGTTCGAGGCCTTGATGCACTACTAAGCTACCAAAACTATCCTGTTAAGGCAGCAGAGCTAGCAACTATGGAATTCCGCCCAATTGGCAACGGCATCATTAACTTTGCTTACTTCTTGGCTAAACACGATGTTAGCTATAGTGATCCTAGAGCACTAGCACTAGTTGACGAGTATGCAGAAGCATGGAGCTACTACTTAATCAAAGCAAGTGCTGACTTAGCTAAGGAGCAAGGTCCTTGCGGTAAGTGGCAAGAACTAAAATATGCCGATGGGGTACTACCCATCGATACCCGCAAGAAAGAAGTCGACGAACTAGTTGAACATAATGAGCGTATGCCATGGCGTGCTCTGCGTGAACAGATTCTAGACACCGGCATCCGCAACGCTACACTAATGGCACTAATGCCGGCAGAAACATCTGCACAGATCTCTAATGCTACAAACGGCATTGAGCCTCCACGCAGTTATGTTTCAGTGAAGCAAAGCAAGCATGGCGTATTAAAACAAGTTGTACCTGAGTATCGTAAACTAAAGAACAAATACGAATTGTTATGGGATCAGCGTAGCCCAGAGGGTTACCTAAAACTTTGTGCAGTATTACAGAAATATATTGATCAAGGCATTAGTGTCAACACCTCGTACAACCCACAACACTTCGAGGACGAAAAGATTCCAATGAGTGAGATGCTCAAGCACCTGATCATGTGCTACAAATACGGAACAAAACAATTGTACTATTTCAACACCAACGACGGACAAGGTGAAATTGACGTAGACAAGTTGGGCGCCAAAAACGAACAACCTCTAGTAGATTTACCAACCGACGATGCTGACTGCGATAGCTGTGTAATTTAAGGATTAATAATGAGCGTTTTTAATATCAATGACAATAAGAAACATACAGAAAAGCTGGCATTTTTAGACGCTTCTGGGCCCACAGCGGTCCAGAGGTACGAAACCCTAAAGTACAGACAATTTGATAAACTCACTGACAAACAACTGGGATTCTTTTGGCGTCCAGAGGAAGTAGATGTACTTCGTGACGCCAAAGACTTTAAGGAACTAACAGATTTTGAGCAACACATTTTTACAAGCAATCTTAAGCGACAAATCCTTTTGGATAGTGTTCAAGGCCGTAGTCCTAACCTCGCTTTTCTACCTCTATGCAGTTTGCCTGAACTTGAGACATGGATCCAAACTTGGAGCTTCAATGAAACGATCCACAGTCGTTCTTACACCCATATTATTCGTAATGTCTATAGCGACCCTGGCCGAATTTTTGATGAGCTAATGCAAATTGAAGAAATTGCCAACTGTGCAAAAGACATCAGTCGTTACTACGACGATGTAATCGAGTACAGTACTTGGCATCGTGCCCTTGGTGTAGGCGAGCACACAGTTAACGGTCGAGAGATTGTCGTCGATGAGTACGAACTCAAGAAGAAACTATGGCTAGCTATTAACAGCGTAAACGCACTAGAAGGAATTCGTTTCTACGTTTCGTTTGCCTGCTCTTGGGCTTTTGCAGAGCTCAAGAAGATGGAAGGCAATGCCAAGATTATTAAACTAATCTGCCGCGACGAGAACGTCCACTTGGGTAGTACGCAGACTTTAATTAAGTTGTTGCCGCAAGACGACCCAGACTTTGCTAAGATCAAAGAAGAGACCAAGGAAGAATGTGAGCGCATGTTCCTTGAGGCTGCTAATCAAGAAAAAGAGTGGGCAAAGTATTTGTTCAAAGACGGTTCTATGATTGGTCTGAACACACAATTGCTTTGCGACTACGTGGACTGGCTTACTTGTAAGCGTATGACTGCCGTTGGCCTTAGCTGCCACATGAAGGTCGGTTCTAATCCTCTGCCATGGACTGCTAAATGGATTGCTGGCGCCGAAGTTCAAGTTGCACCACAGGAAACTGAAATCACAACTTACGTAATTGGTGGCACAAAGCAAGACGTTGATTCAAATACTTTTAAGGGCTTCAGTCTCTGAGATATATAATACGTTAAGGACAAAAACATGCTAACAGTATATTCAAAGAATCATTGCCCGTTTTGCGATCAAGCAAAAGCATTACTAAAGAACAAGAACATTCCTTTTGAGGAAATTAAAATCGACGAAAGTCCAGAGGCTAGAGAGTTTGTTCTAGCCGAAGGCCACAGAACTGTGCCACAAATTTATAAAGACGGCAAAGTCTTTGTAGAAGGTGGCTTCCAAGGTCTGCGTAAACTCACCGAAGATCAATTAAAGGCGGCTGTGTAATGTTGCTAAACAATGCAAGTAAATTCGAAAAAGACGACATTGTGTCTATGAAACTAGTCAATGGCGACGAAATCGTTGCCAAAATTGTCAGTGACGACGCATTGAGTTTCACTATTGATCGCCCATGCACTGTGGTGCCTAGTGCCCAAGGTATCGGACTAATGCAAAGTCTGTTTACATCTGACGCTAGAAAAGCAGTTACAGTGAGTAAGCAACATGTAATGATGGCCAGCGAGACTATCAAAGAAATTCAAAATCATTACATTAAGACCACTACAGGTATTCAACCTGTTAATGCAGGAAGTATTGTAACCTAATGCCAGCAGCCGCACGCCAAACCGATCCGGATACCAGTGACGGACAAGTATCTAGTGATGTTAGCAGTGATGTTATCATTAACGGTTTGGGCGCGGCCCTAATGGGCAGTGTAGAAAGCCCACATGCGCCTTACGGTTCACCGCACCCACCTCATAAAAACGCCACAATCACTACAGCTAGTAGTACTGTAATAGTTAACGGCAGAGGATTAGCTTATGCCGGTAGCGATTTAAGTTGCGGACATGCCATTGCCAGCGGTAGTCCCGACGTAGATACTGCGGCATAAGTACTAATATGAGTGGAACCATTAGCCCAGCAATGATCATTGCCGCTGGCGGATTTATGTCCGGCCAGGGTTTAGGCGTGAGCGGAAAATTAACATCGACACTGAGTTCGTTTAATTCCAGTGCAATTACAACAACTTACGGAAATCTAATAGCATCGTTGAACAGTGCAAACGTTGCATTGCCAACTATGCCTGCATATTTCACAGGATTAGATACCAGCGGTAACAGTATTACCAGCACGATTTCAACTACGGCATCAACGATTGCCCCTGACACAAAGAAGTTCATTAGTAACTTTAACAATGCCAGCGCATTTGGATCTGCAAGTTTTGCGTGGTCGGCAGCATTAACTGACGCCAGTAGCAAGAGCTTCGATGATTTTGGACTAGGCATGGACAAGTTTAGCTCCATGTCTGCCGGCGGGCTAAACAATGTTTTTGCAGGGCCCGGTGGCGCTGTAGACTTTGGCGCATTGTCTACAACTATAAAAGGCTTCGGCACAGCATTTGATACATCTAACTTACAAAAGATGTTTACACCAAACGGTTTCATTGCAAGTTTGCAAAAACAAGGCTTGGGTAATGTTGGTGGCCTAAGTGATCAACTCGACGACCTTGGTGTTGATATCAATAACATTGACAGCGCAGACCCGAAGCTGTTAACACAAGCCTTGTCTACTGTTACTGGTAGCGAGCTACAAAAGATTATTAAACAAACGGGCATGAACTTGCCCCCTAATGCCAATGTAACTAGCGCAGCCGATCTGTTAGATGCGAGAAAAGTTATCCCAGTTGATGTTTTAACCAAGCTACCAGGCGGAAGTTTATTGGGGTTAGGAAATGCATTAAGTAACATGGGTGGAAGTTTTTCAACTCCCGGTGATTTGTCTAATATGTTGGGCGGACTTAAGGTGCCATCACTGCCAAATCTCGATGGGTTAAGCAAACCCATTCCTGATGATATCAAAGCCATGTTTGCACCGATGCTAGGATCGGGCAGCGGCCCGTTTGGTAATCCTACAATAAACGACATTATTGGAACCGCAGCTGGACACGGCCACACTGATGCTTTTACCTCTATCGTTTCGGCACATCAAAATATCTTAGCTTCCCCGGCTGGGCAAAATTTGAAAGCCGCAGCTGATGCGTTAGCAGCCGATCCGACTAATACCACTAAGTTTAATAATTTTGTTGCAGCACAGACCGCTGTTGTTAACAGCAGCAATGCCGACCTACAAAAACTAATTGCAACTTGCGACGATTCTATTACCAAGAGTCAGACTCAACTTGATACAGAGACTAGCAATTTAAGCACGGCTGGAATCTCTCCTGCAACAGCAACTGTGCCTCAGCCCACACAGTTACTGAGCCTTGCATCCAAGCTTCACGAGCTCGGTCAAGACAAACAAAAATTGGGCTTTAACGAAATGTTGTCTAGCATGGCCAGCAATGATGTCTACGGAGATGCCATTCAAGCCGCGCTAACCGAGGGACAGAACATCGCAAAATCAGCAACAGCTGGCGTCCCTAACACTACTAAAATTGACCCAATGGCAGTACTAGCTAAGGTCCAAAGTAGCGAATAAACAACAAAAAACTTGTAAAAAACCTAAGAAATATGCTATAATAGTAGCCTATATTGGGTTATAGTAGTCTTTTACTCGCAAATCTTGTGAGTATATAAAACTACACGATGAAAAAAGGAGAACCGATGAAAGAAAACACTATACCAAGTACGCCAAAGTTTTTGGTAATGCTTAGTAAAAATGTTTTTCAATTTTTAGGATTCGTTTTAGTAATGGCACTGTTGTGGCAGGCAGTGCAGATTAAGTTTATTTCTCTGCGTAAAGATATTCCACTGGATAATCCGGAATATGTTACTGCCGCAGAAAGAACTAAACAATTAGAATGCCTAGCAAGAAACATTTATAACGAGGCCGGTAATGAACCGTTTGAAGGTAAGGTTGCAGTTGCACAAGTAACTCTAAACCGTGTTGAGGATGGTCGTTTCGGTAAAGGAGTTTGTGGTGTTGTATATCAACGAAATGTCATTTACGAAAAAGTCATTTGCCAATTCTCTTGGGCATGTATGCCCGGAGTTAGAAATCGCCCACTGAACTCAACTGTATATAAAGAAAGTGAAGAAGTGGCTAAGAAGGTATTGCTGGAAAACTTCCGTTTGCCGAGCTTGTCCGAAGCCATGTATTACCACGCTGACTATGTAAACCCTAAATGGGGCAAACCTAAAATCACACAAATTGGCCGTCACATTTTCTACAAGGACTGATATGAAAATCAATTTCAATGAAATCAAAAACAGCGTGGTTAAATTCTTTGCAGACCACTTCTATAAAATCTCAGCCGATACTCTTGAGTGGTTGAGTATTATAGTTGTGCATTGTGCAACTATTCCAACCCTATTAGCCATGCTGTCTGGACTAAGTGATCGCACACCCGGCATCGACGTTGTGATGTTTGCGTGGGGCGGATTGGTACTGCTTTTTGGTCGTGCTATCCTACTTAAGAACAGTCTAAACATTATCACCAATGGTGTGGGATTTATTACTCAGGCTGTTATTATGGCGTTTATTCTATTTAGATAATGACACATCCTGCTATCCAACTATTTTATACTTCTTACGAACGTATGTTATCGTTGGGTAGCAGAATTGCAGGACGTCATTTTACCCCAGGTGAATTAACCAAACAGATCCGTAGACAGTTTCCTGTTACGGATTTTGTTTTTAACACCAATAAAGATTATGCTGTAGATCCCGACATGGTAATAGCCAGTGGATTATACGACTGTTACAATGAAGCAGAAATGCTACCCAGCATTGAAATAACATTATCATACCATCCCGACCAGAAATTTTATTTTGTTGACATATTAGACTGGAGCAAACTCAGTTTCGATATTGCAGAATGCATTGGGCACGAAACGGTTCATCAGTATCAACATCATAATAGAAAACTCACCGGGGCCACAACCGATACCTGGTATAACAACGAACGTGAATATCTCAGCGACAGCGACGAAATAGATGCTTATGCATTTAGCATTGCAATCGAAAGTCGAGTTTTTAACAAACCTGTTACAGAAACAACAGTCTACGGTGATTATCAAAATCTATTTGACAGCACCGATGAAATACTGTTAGAGTTAACAAAAAGAATATCCTATTATCAGGAGCAACTGGAGTTATTAGATGAGCAAAATTACTAAAGCACAAGAAAACGAATCCTCTCTAGATTTTCATGAAAACGAGATCCGCGAAGACGATTATGTTTTTGTGATTAGAGCAGATGGCACTTTAAAAACAGTAATGATGCCCGAAGAAAATACCTTTGATACCCCAGATGAAATCCAGCGCATTTTGTCAGTTTATAACATGGATTTGTCAGAGCTAGCAGAGCCACGAGTCTTGCACTAAGGTTGCAGAAAAAAGACTACTTTGTTATACTGTAACTACAGTAAGAAAGGAGCCAAAAATGCCCAGAATCGAAAAGCCCAATGTCGTTGCTTTCCGTGTTGAGCTAACCGAGTACGAACGCGGTTGGGGACAGCGGCACTGGGACACCTGGTACTTCGACAACGAAGAAGAGGCCCGCCAAGCCGCTATTGCCTACAATAAGGAGCACAACACCGCAGCCTCTGCCCCTGATTGGTATGTGCGAGCAGACTACGTAGGCCCTGTACGGTAATACTCAAGTATTACAA